GTACAGGGATATGAATCGTATCACCCTTCTTACCTTTGTGAGATAGTTTAGTTACTAGGTTAGCAACCACTAGATTTGACTTATATGCACCAATTACTTCATCACTCCACAATTCGGGGATGAAGTTATTAGCAATAGTAGTCGTTACTTGGTTTGAACCCAAAGCCATGTTACTTCTCCTGTTATAGTATTATATTATTTCACCCTACCTTCTGCATACGCTGACTGAATTTCATCAGCCAAAGATGCGTAACGAGAGGGGTCAGTTACCTGAAGGTTAATTAAATCTGCCCTTCGGTAAATCTTCTTCCCACCTACGGAATCTCCTGATGACCTGCTTTCAGAACTTGTTTTCTTTAGGTTTGATTGAATTTTAGACTTTTCTTCAGCTTTTGCCTCTTGGGTTTTTTCAGACATCGCTGTCTGTGTATACCAATCAAAAAGTTCTATTGCTAAATCTGATCTATATTCAACATCTGCCTTACGAAACATTTCGGTTCTTGTTGCACTATCACCAATAAATTTTTGGAAATTAGAATCTTTAACGGTTTCCTGCCAATCTGGATAAGCCTTTTCTAAAGACTCCAAATTATGCTTCTGCACATTTCCCATTCTCTCTTCCCTTGCCTTTATTACATCTGGGTGGTTTTCTATTGCTTGATTCACAGCCTTAACTGGATCGTTATAGAAGTTATCCTCCTGTGTAACAGTTTCTTCTGGTGGAGTAGTATTGGTTGCTTTATTTTGTGCCTCAAGTAAGGCTGTAAGTAATTGGTCTTTCTCTCTTACTGATGCCCTAGACTTCCCTAGTTCATCAGCTTGTTTACTCATCAAACTTTCAGCTTCTTGCTGCATCTTAATAACATCTTGCATGGATTTACCAGCATACTTCTCAGGAATCTCAGGTTCAGGTTGTTGAGTTTCCTCATTCTGTACCTCTTCTGTTACTTGTTCTTCCTGTGTTTCTGTTATTGGTTCACCTTGTAAGGTTGCTTCGTCTACTACTATACTTTCGCTCATTGTGTTCTCCGCCCACTTGGGGTTATGAAGTTATATTATGTTGAATTTCCGTCTTGGAGTTCTTCCAACGCTAGGTGTGTTGCATTTTCTAAACTTAGAATAAAGTTTATCACTCGCAACTGACCTTTGATTTCCCAAAGGTCTTTTTCAGAATTAATATTCTCTACATTAGCAATACTATCCTGTAAATTCTTTATATCTTCCAATAAATCTATCCAGCCTTCGGTTTCTGTCATTCCTAATCTATCTTCTAGGAACTTTACATCGGTTTTTGGCATAATTTACTGTATTGTATTTATTACTGACTTAGTTCCAGCCTCTCTGGCTTTCGCTAAGTTTAAAATTGTTTCTGACTTCAGATGTTCTACTTCTGGAATATTTCTAGCAGTTTCAGAGCGTTTATTCTCAATGTCAGCAGAAATTTTCTCTAAACTAATAGCATCCTTTTGAAGTTTAAGTATCTTCTCCTGAATATTAATCTCACTTGGAGCATCAGCTTGTGCTTCAGCAGTCCATTTAACAGCTTTAGCTTTCTCTTCTTCTGCCTCTGCTAATGTTTTCTGAATTTCAGCTTGTAATTGTTGTATTTGTAACTGTTGAGCCATTTGTTGCATTTGCTCTTGCTCTGGATTAGGCTCATTACCTTGCATAAGTGCATTGACAATCTGATCCCTGTTGTGCATACTTGAATTTTGGAATACTGCCAACAAAATAACATTAAAAGCTGGTGAATCTTGTGGTATCGTTTGTAACATCTGAACCATTTGAGTCATTTCTAACTCTTTTGCCATAATACCCATAGTAGAATAAGGTATAAACTTGTAATCACTAACAGGGTATCTGTCTACATCGAATTGTATCTTCCTCCACATTGCCTTGTTTATTAAAGGAATAAGGAATGTATTTTGGAAATTCATTAAAGTACGCTTTTGTCGTTTGATTGCAGCACTTTGTAACATTGACATACCACTAGCAGTTTCACTTCCAGCTTGAGCCTGGTCAGCACTACCTGTACCCATTTGAATCATGTTTTGGAGAGATGCGACCTGATTGAATGTATTAGGATCTGTTGTACCCATGTCTAAAGGCATGATAGCCTCTCTTGGAGAACCATTGGTCAGGACAGTTTTACCAGCTCGCACCTCGAACTTTACGCCTCTTGGCAATCTTGTAGCATCAGCAGCCATCATTGGTGTGGTTGTGAGTGCCAAAGAGTCAATTCTTGCCCTCATTTCGGCATCTAGTGCCTTTTGAGGATTATATCCCTTCTCACACACGCCTCTACCCCAAAATTTATTGGGTACAATGTCGTGTTGGTAGGAAATAAAAGGTCTATCGACCATCATAAAGGCATTTTCCTCTACTCTAAGGATATGTTCGTCATTACACATTGTAACAACAGCCTCTACTAATTCATCTTTATCTTTTTTGCTATATTCAAAGTCATCTTTGTCAGCATTTGCTTTAAGAAAGCGTTTAGGAACTTTTCCCCAGTATTCACAAATCTTAACAGAGTCAGATTCGTCTGCTTGTTTGGTTTCTGGATCATATCCAAATTTAACTGTGTCGTAATCACCATCAAGAGGTACATCTCTGTAAATTCCAGAGCGAATACCCTCTACTACATGGTATCTAGGTTTAATAACTTCGTGAGCAACGCCCAGAGCATCATTTATTGAGTTTGCAGATGGATCAATCAGAAATTCTTTAGGTGAAATTGGCTCAACATGGACATCTATTGAAGGATATTCGACTATTTCTCTAGTTGTAGCCATTGTTCCCTCTATGGGAACTTCAGAAGGTGCTCTTTCTATGCTTTGTTTGACAACAATCTTGCCAACACCTGTTCCATAAATCGCACCATTGAGGAAAACCTCACAAATAGCATCTTTTACGCCAGTTTTCTCTAAATCTTCTTGTAGGAGATTGCGTACATATTCAGCATCACTAGGATCTTGGTCTAACATATCATCTTTGATGTCGAACCACTTGCCTCGCCCAAATGTTGCTTCTTCTAGTTCGGCAACGCTTGACTCAACCGCTTGTTGTAGGGCGGGAGCAATAAGTCTGGAGCGTTCATTTGCTCTTGTTTTATCTTCAGTAGACCAAATACCACGCCATAATCTGTAATATTCATCCCACATAGGGATATAATTAATGTTTCTATGGGTTCTCCATCCTTCAAGTCTGTAATTCAACCAACTTGCTAATGCTTGATACTTATTTTCTGTATTCATATTTAGTGTAATTTCCTACTCATTGGTTCAACTTCAATTAATCCATCCATTAATAACTTACAAATCGTTAAATCCACAGATTCGTCATCCCCTATCTCTGTATCTAATTCAGCAGTTAAATTTGATATAATCTGACAGGCAACGACATAGCGTTCCTGTAAATTCTCTTGATTATTGCTAAATTCAACTAATTTGTTAAATTCTTCTTCCGATAAATCATTAAACTGTTTAATATCCAGCAACATTGTCTAATACCTCCCATTCATCATCTAATTCGATTGAGTGAGCGAAATCAGCCACACTTACTTGGTCAATATAACTAAGAGCATCTAATAAATCATCATGTGCCAGGTGATTCGGGAAATCAAGCAGTTGTGATTTAAAATCCCTCCAATCCTTGTCTGGGTTGAAGGAAATCTGCCCATGTTCCATTCTTCCTTGCAGCGACCATGTGATTCTTTCGGTTTTCTTCTTACCACCATGGCGTAACTCGACAATAGTTATCCATCTACCTTCTGTTCTCATTTCATCTTCCAAATAAGGAAGAATTGCGTTTCTAAGTGATCCTGTTTCGATTCCTACTGTAGCAGCCTCCACTTTTATCGCAGACTGAAGAATTTTTTTGGCAGTTTCCTTAACATTCCACCTACCATGGACTATATCCTTCACCCACCACTTATCTCTATCTATTTTTACAATCGCAATGGCTGTTTCATCCAACCTAGAGCGTTTTAAATTCCGTTCTTTCTCTATTGACTCAAAACCAGCAGGATCAATAGCAATTACATAACTCCCATCATCTGGCTCTTCATCTACCTTAAACCATTCTTCTTTGAAGATGCCACCAGTAAATGTTTCAAAAGATGCCTCAAATTCTTGCCTAAATGACATAGAGGACATTGTTTTCTTAGCAGCCTTTACTTCATCAGCAGGAAGAAAGGGGTTATCAACAGAAGTATATTGAAAAGCATCCCAATCATCATCTTCAAAGGCATCCTGGTACAAATCAAAGAAATGATTCTTTCCAGAGGGCGTTCCTATAAACAAAGCACCACCACGAACATCAGCAAGAGTAGGGCGAATAATCTGTTCCCATACAACTGGCTTCATAGAAGCATATTCATCGAGCACGACATAAGCAAGTCCTACGCCTCTTAAAGTTTCAGGTCTATCACTTCCTTTAAGATAAATCTTACGACCATTTATCAATGTCAATACAGCAGTATTCTCATGGGCAGCAGCAATTAAATCTCGACCTAATTCCTTCAACATTCCCCACATAATGTCTTTCGCTTGTTGAAAGGTAGGAGCAATATAGAACACATCCTTACTTTCAGCTTGTATAGCATTAATCAACAATAACCAAGCAGACAAATAAGACTTACCAAATCTTCTACCAGCAGCAACTATCTTAAATCTCTTATCAGAATTGAATATCTCTAACTGTGCTGGGTGTAGATCAATGTTTAATTCACTCATCTTCCTTTAAGCCTAAATGCTGAGATACCATATCTACAATAGAAGAATAACACCATTCACAAAAAGTAACAGGGCATATACCAAAGTGTCCTTGAACACCACCACACTCTTCATCATACTCACTACCACATATAGAACACTCATCTTTTGGTGTAAAAGCCTCTTCTATGGTTTTTTTATCCATTCGCTGCTACGCTTACCACCACTTCATCATCATTCTTCTCTTTAGGATTCACCAACTTCTCTTCTGGCGTATCTCCAATCTGTTTTTGAATTGATTCTATACTTGATACATTAATAATCACCTGTGAGTCGTTTTTAGCACGATTAGGGTCTACAGCCTTGTGTACTGGTAGTATTCTATCCAAACACATCTTTAAGCAATGAACATCACCCTCTAAAGCCTTTGAAATCACCTTTTCCACTATTTCAGGACTCTTATCCGACATTAACTCTCTTGCGAGGGCGGTAAACTTATTAACTGAACCTTTTGGTCTACCTGCTGGATTTAGAGAAACCATTCCCTTCTTCATAGCGGGATTATTGGGTTTTTTGCTCACAATACAACCTTTTAAATAATAGTAAGTATTATACCATAAAACTTAACATAATATCGGATTATTGGTAATAGTTTTGAAACTTCGTTTTTTGTGGGTTGGGTTGCGAAATTTACATACAGGAGTGAAATGAGCCTCCCTACCCCACTATTTAACATAATATCTATTTTAGCAAGTACCTTAAGCCCTTATATATCAAGGGTTATAGAGCATCTCAAAAACTTATGGAAATTATGCGAAGTAAAAAAAATAAAAATAATTATGATGTTGATAAAAATTGTATAACCTGTGTATAAGTGCTGTATAAGTTGTTTATAAGATTAGAATAAAAAAGAAAGGGATAGTAACTCTAACACCTGAATTAATCCCCCTGAATTAATCCCCCTGAAATGGTTTTATCTTTGTCTGTGGTTCTATAGTTCCTTTATGGTATTTATCTATTATCTCTGTGTTATCTCTTTGTATCTATTTGGCTTTAGGTTTTGGGTTGCTTGTGTTGGTTTAGGTTTAGGTTTTTAATTGAAATTAGAGCCAATTTAGAGGTCTAAAGGCATTAATCACCATTTAAGATACTTAAACAGAAGAAACTATAAGTTTTTAGGGTTTTAGATCTTAGAAAAACAGAAGAAACTTAATTAAATTTAAAAATGATCGTAGATCGTTTGTTCGTGTTTCTTCTTTTTGGGGGTTCTACTTTCAACAGGACAAAAAAAACCCCCATTTAAGGGGGTTCTAGTTTGGGGTGTTCTAACCCTTTTTAACTTCTATAATTTCATATATCTTGACAGCAAAATTACTCCAACCCTCAAACCTAACAGTTGGCATATTAGTATCACCCCAAAAGCCGTTAACTTTACGCCATACAGATTTATTACTATTTCTAGTGGGTGCTTTAAATTTGATGCTATCGCCTATTTGTATTGTTTGCATTTGTTATACCTCTTTAATTAAAGAACCCATAATATACCATAAAAAAAGCCCCAATTAAGGGGCTTTAGGTTTTGGGGCTTTGTTGGTTATTCTTTACCCCTTAATGATGGGTATATGTCATTGTATAAACGGCTCATAATATCCTTAACATTGTATGAATATCCATTATCGGCTTGATAGACATTTAAGTAGTTATTATTTAGGTTTACTTTGTCGGCTTTAACCAAAGCCTGAAAACAATCATAAATATTATCTAAGGACTCCCTCAACCATAGACTATTAATAGCAATTTCTAAAGAGTTGAAATACTCAGGCTCATAACACGAACTATCATACCCATCAAAGCAAGGAAAGTAATGTTCGTAAATCGTTCTAACCTTTCCACCCTTTAAGGTTTTAAAACTATAACCACTTGCAGGCATATAGTTTGACCAGTCGCTAGAATCGTATATATCCTCATCAATCGCATTACAATACTTGCCCCCTGTTTGTCCGTAGCCTGTTAATTTTAAATATTTTTCTCTAAGTGTTAAATGTTGCATTTTTATTACCTCCATATTAAGAACCTACATTATATATTAAAAAAGCCCCAATTAAGGGGCTTTAGGTTTTGGGGTTATTATTTACCCCTTGTAGTTACTCCTATAACTATTATCACCACGCATAGAACAACGGGGTAAAAAATAATCGGTTAATTTGTGGGTATCTCTATTCATATATTTATCAATACCGAATACATCATGCCCAAAAGAGCCGTTATCAAATGACAATAAATTTTTTAATTCATTTATGCTTAAGTTCGCATATTCCAAACTAATCATTAAAGTCATTCTATCAGGGGTTTTTAAATTGATAGAGCCGTAATAACTATCCTCCCTTAACTTATCCACTCTATCAAGCACATCAGTTATTAATCTAAAATGTTGGGTTATGTTTTTATCTTTTTTCATTTTGTTTATACCTCTTTAATTAAAGAAACTAAATAATACCATAAAAAAACCCCCAATTAAGGGGGTTTAGGTTTTGGGGTTAATTTAAAGATTGACTTTAACGGCTTTATCTAATCTTTTTGACTTCTCAACTTCAGATAAATTATCCCAATCATCAGGGAAATTTATTCCATCAACAGTATCTAAAAATCGTTTTTGATATTTGTTAGAGGTTTTTTTATCATCTCCACACATTACCCCAAACATAGCCGAAACCATAGAAACGGTTTTTAAATGATTGTTTTCAGGTTTTGGGATATCATCACCAACCAAAGGAAACCAACCCCCAACCCATTCTATATCATCATCACAATTATTATGTTTACATATTAAGTTATTAGTCCTAATATACCAATTATAATTTTTTTGATAAATTCCCCTGTATGGAATATGAACCCCTAAACTGTTATATAAATAATAAATAACAGCGTTTAGCCTGTCTTTTGTGGTTACTGTTGGATAACCACAATCTCTAATTGATACAGAACCATTTATAAAATTATGTTTTGCGATTAAGTTACCAAATAAATAGAGATATGAAACCTCCCTATTTTCTGAAATTGTAACCTCTGTATTATCACGCTTAAACGCTTGACCATTTAAAAAAGCCCTTGCACTATCTTCGCTTATTTTTCTCATTTTTGCACCCCCTTTGGATAGTGTTTTTTAAATTCTACATATAAAGGGTATTTACCCTCTTTGTCTTTTTGGAAAGTAGTAATAAAAGCCCCGTTTTGATGTCTTGAATGTTTGGGCTTGTAGGTTTTATTAAATTGTTTTTTATCCATTTTTTATACCTCTTTTTATTTAAAGAACCTTTATTATAAATCAATTCAATAGATGTTTTTTATTTTTTTTGAATTTTTTTAAAGCCTGATAAGATAAACAATTACGATATATACCTGTAATTAGTTTACCTTTAGTAGAATAATATGATACTAAATAAGAACCATTTTTTTGTTTTTCTACTCTAAAAAATTTACTCATAATATCCCCTTTATATTTTTATATTTATTATCTCTTTCAATTTCTGTTTTATACCATTCTAAACTTTCAGGAAAGGGGTTAAATTCTATGTCTTTATAAATATAAATGCCATAGATATAGCCATTATTATCTTTATCAGTATCATAAAAATTATGTAAATCTTCTTCATACCAATTAACTTTTTGTATTAATTTATTCATAATATCCCCTATTTGAATAGGTAATAATAACAAAACAAAGTTATTAATACTGATATACCCAAAGCCGATAATAAAACGAAAATTACTAATACTATATTGATCGCCTGGTCAATCATTTTTCACCTCCTCAATCCAAACATCTTTTTCATCATATCCCTGATGTAAATAGTCTATCAAAATACTATCGGCAGTATCTCTATCTACATAATTATCTGTAACTTCTGTACCACCTACCCATACTGTCCACATTACTCTACCTCCTCTAAGGTTTCCCAAAATCTAACTAATTCGACTTGTACCTCATATAGAGTGTTACACCCCTCACAATAGTATTTTTCATTTTCCATAGTAGCACCACTATCATATTCTAACTTAACATCTTTACATTTAGGGCAATTTCCCTCTGCATTATGTTGTTTTAGAACACGCTTACCATATTCAATATCGCTTTCTATGTTTGCTTTAATAGTCATTTTTTCATAC